CAAAGATAGCATTGAAAGTTTCCGTTCTATGCAACAGATGATAAATAGTATTCGAAGTTTGGAAGGAGAGGGAAATGAACGAAAGTTCATCCTCTCCTTTTCATCTGAAGAGCCATACCAAAGATGGTACGGTACGGAAATACTTGACCATTCGGAAGGGGCTTTGGATCTTAAAAGAATTCAAGAGATAGGCTGTCTTCTTTTCAACCACAACAGAGATATGGTAATCGGAAAGATTACAAGAGCATGGGTGGAAGACAACAGAGGAATGGCAGAAGTTGAATTTGATGCAGATGAAACATCGGAACTTATTTATCAAAAGGTGGTAAGCGGTACTCTTAAAGGAGTTTCGGTAGGCTATCAAATAGATTCATGGGAAGAGGTATTGCCTAACAAGCAATCAGCAGACGGAAAGTTTAGGGGTCCGGCAAGCATTGCAAGGAAATGGACACCGTTCGAAGTATCAATCGTAAGTGTTCCTGCAGACCCTACGGTAGGTGTTGACAGGGATATGAGTGATGAGGAAGAGCAGATTCGCTCATTGGATTGGTTTGAAAGGCAACTTCAAATAAATAAAAACATCATTACAGGAGGGAAGACTGATGAATAAAAAGAAGCTAAGGCAGGCGAAACTGCTTCGACAGCAAGAAATTGTAGATGCCGCAAAGAATGCCGGCAGAGATCTCAGTGTTGAAGAGCAAGCAGAGTTTGATACATTACAAAGGGATATCGATACTTTGAGCATGGAGATTGAAGCGGAAAGAGGTCAGGGAGGAAACGACCCTACAACACTACCAGCAACCGGAGAAAATATACAAAGAGCGGTTGAACAGGAAAGAGAAAGAATACGTTCAATAACTACACTTTGTGAAGAGTTCGGCATGGAAGCAAGAAGTTACATAGAAAGTGGAGTAACACTTGAAACAGTCAGAGAAGCGGTGATTGAACACATGAGAACCAATGGGAAGCCTGTTCCTTCAAGGGGAGTTAATGTAGTTGCCACAGCAGAAGACAAGTTCAGAGAAGCAGCAACGGATGCATTGATTATGAGAAGCGGAATGGAGCTTGTAAAACCGGCAGACGGTTCAAGGCAAATGATGGGGATGTCTTTAAGGGACTTGGCTATCGAATGTCTTGAAAATGAAGGTGAAACCGGGCTGAACAGAAGAAGTTCAGAGGAACTTTATGGAATGCTTCAAAGACAGTTTTATAATCCGACTGCAGCATTTCCTTCAATTCTTGATAATGCCATAAATAAGTCATATGTGGAAGGGCACAAAACCGTAGCCGTTACTTTTGACCGTTGGACAAAGAAGGGTAGTCTTAAAGATTTTAAAACTGCTGATAACAATTATCTTGCAGGACCTGCAGGTGAATTCCTTGAAGTTCCGGAAGGTGGTGAAATCAAGCACGATACTTTCAAAGATGAAAAGCGTCCGACAAGAAAGATAAGAACCTATGGTCGTCAGTTTACACTTACAAGACAAGCATTCATAAATGATGATATTGATCTTGTAACAAGGATTCCGGCAAAGTATGCAGCCAGTGCAAGGAAGACAATAAACAAGAAAGTGTACACTATTCTGTTTGAGAATTCTGCAATCTATGATGGAACTGCATTATTTTCTGCAGCACATAAAAACCTTCTTGCACCCGGAACAGGCATTACTCGTGAGGCTATGCAGAAGATGATAATAGCTCTCCAAAGTCAGACAGATGAATTTGGAGAAGCAATCATAGTAAGACCTGCGACTCTTGTCGTACCTTCAGGAATGGGATTTGATGTATTTACAATCTTTAACAGCCCAACAATCAACACTTCTGGAAATACACAGGCTGTAAACCCGTTATTTAGGTATTCAAGTTTTATTGAGATAGTTGAAGAACCTACAATCAATGTACTAAGTGGTGGATACGGCAATGCAATGCCTTGGTTTTTGGTAGGACACAAGGATGATACGGACTTTATAGAGGTTGATTATCTTAACGGACAGGAAATTCCCACAATTCGCAGAATGGAAACACCGGGAACTCTTGGATTTGTATGGGATATTTATCTTGATTTTGGAATTTCCGTGATGGATTGGAGAGGTGCGGTCAAGAATAACGGTATCGTAGTAGCAGATCCGCTTAACTAAAGGAGGTAAAACTATGGCAAGTGCAACATATTGGCAAAGAGGCGAGGCTCTTGATTATGTCAACAATACAAGTAATATGATCAAGGTCGGTACGGTTTTGAAAATAGGAACAAGGATTGGAATTGCAGGTGATGACATAGCACCTAAAGCAACCGGAGCAATCCATGTTTCAGGAGTGTACGAATTTAAGAAAACAGGGACAAATGAAGTCAAAATGGGGACAAATGTCTACTTTGACGGGACAGGGATAACGGAGACGGAAGGAAGTAATACCTTGGCAGGTTATGCTGCTGAAGACTCTCCTTCCACTGCAACAGTTATCAAAGTTAAGATAGGATAGGAGGATTTATGCAAAAGTTGATAGCAACATACCCTATCCTGTACTTATCAGGGTTGTATGAGGTTGGTTCGGAGCTTCCGACAAATGATCCGATAATGGTTCAGGCATGGCTTGATGCTGAAACCGCTGTTTGGAAAGATGTCATGGATAATGAAGATGATTCAAATACAAAGGAAAGTACCGAGTCTGAAACCGGTGACACAAAACCGAGCAATGATAAAGCAGAGTCTGAAACTCCCCCGGCTTTTGCAACACCGGTAACTGCAGAAGCAGGACTTGCAGGAGACAGTCTAAATGCTGAAACAAAAGATAATTTAGTAGGGCAAGTACCAAAGACACAGACAAGAAACCGTAATAAGTAATAAGTAGGAGGTAGTCAAAGTGGTTCGAAAATCGTTCAAGGAAATAATAACACATGATATCAAAGAAACATTCTTAAATGTTTCGGAGTTTGCGGATATTCATAATATTGACGGAAGAGAAATGCCTGTTCAGATAGATGACAATGAGATAATCGAAAGAGAAAAGAAGAGCAGTTCTCACATGGATGGTGTGTATGTAAAGCAAAAACTTATATATGTGAAAGCGAACGATTTCGGAGCACTACCTGCAATAGGCAGACAACTCATGCTTGATGGCAAGCGTTATTTAGTTGTGGACTCCACAGATGAATATGGAGTCTACACGATTACGCTAGAAGGGAATAGGACTAAGTAATGGCTGAAAATATAACTGTGTTAATTGATGAAAGAACGCTTAAAGATATCCAAATCAAATTGGGAAGCTTAGAAAAAAAGACCCCTAATGTTTTAAAAAATGCCATAAATATGGCTGCCCGAAAAACAAGGAAAATGCTTCCTGAAAAAGCTAGGGAAAGATATACAATAAAAGGTTCAAAAATGAAGAAAAATATTTCATTAACAAGTGCTTCAATATCAAATTTAGGTGCAAAAATTAAGGTTAAGGGAAGACCTCATCAACTTATATATTTTCAGACAAGAAAAAATGGAGTAAGAATGGCTGCAAAAGCAAGAGGGCGAAATGATAGAAGTTTAAAAGAATTAATTTCTTCCACTGGTGGAAAGGCATTTATTACTACAATAGATAATGGGGAAGATCAGAATGGCAATAGAAACAGGAAACATAGAACCGTACTTCAAAGATTGACTAAAAGTAGGTATCCGCTTGTAACCCTTGCAGGACCGTCAGACCCTGAAATGCTTGGTAATCAGGATGTTTATGGAAATCTTGAGCCTAGTATACAACAAGAGTTGATGAAAAGTATAAACAAACAAATTCAGCGTGTTATTTGTGGAGGTAGATGATGACGGCAAGTAAGTTGCAGACGGTACTTGTAAAAGATATTTTAGAAATCTTCAAGGGCGATTTATTCAAAGACTCTTCGGGAGAGTATGTAAAATTAAATGTTTTTGAACAATATCTTCCAATCAGGAAAGACGAGGAAGAACCCGACCCGGTACCATATGTAATTATAAGGATTGAAGAAGGTTCGGTAAAGGGTTGGACAGAAGCACAGGAAGTAAAGGTAATGCTTATTCTTGGTTGTTTTGATGATGACATAAATAATCAGGGATATAAAACCATATTGGGAATGATTCAAAAAATAGAACACAGGTATTTTAAAGATCCAATGCTTGCAAATCAATTTGTGTTTTTGAATGATGAGCAAAACGGGTTTGAGTGGGCTATGCAGGATGAGGAATCATTCCCTTATTATTTTGGAGCAATCAGTATTAAATTCAAGACAGCAGCTGTCAGAAAGGAGGATAAATACGCATGAGTGAGATGAAGAAAGGAACTGTGTCTGCAGAAGTTAGATCTGATACGGATAAATCTCCCATAGCAATATCGGAAACTGCCAAAGAACAAAAACCTAAAATCCTGGTGTATGTGGGACCAACCATAGCAGGAGTTGCGAGTCATGGAATGATATTCAACAATGGCTTATCTAAGGAATTAAATGCTGCAATGGAAAAAGAGCCTGCATTTAATGGACTTGTTGTTCCGGTTATGGAACTTTCAAAAGCAATAAAGGAAATAGAAAGGGAACTCGGAGCAACATATGTTTTATACAACAAAGTAGTAAATTACAGACCATAGAAAGGAGAAAGAAATGGCTTATAATCATGGAATTAGGGTAAGTGAACAGGCAACAAGTCTTGTTGCACCAATTACAGGAAGTGCCGGATTGCAGGTAATTATAGGGACAGCACCTGTAAATCTTGCAAAAGATCCGTATGCAGTTACAAATATTCCGATTTTAGTAAATAACTATGCAGAAGCGGCAGAGCAACTTGGATTTAGTGATAACTTCAAAGACTATACACTTTGCCAAAGTATTGATGCAAGTTTTAGGGTATTAAATGTAGCACCGATAATTTTGATAAATGTGTTGGACCCTAAGAAACACAAGAAGAATAATGCTGAAAAGACTGTAAATGTTACTGCAAAGCAGGCGACACTTGAGGAGCAGGGTATTCTTCATGATACCTTAATCGTAAAAGAATCAGAGGCTACTCTTACAGCAGGTACAGACTACATCACAAGTTTCAATGAAAAAGGGCTTTTACAGATTACACTTATTGAAGGAAGTGCTCATGCAGGGGCTACACAGTTAAAGGTTACTTCAACAAGTATAGATCCTACAATGGTACAGACACAGGACATAATTGGAGGATATGATCCTGTAAGCGGCAAGGAAACAGGACTTGAGCTTATAAGACAGGTATATCCGAAATTTAACATGACTCCAGGACTTTTGCTTGCACCGGGTTGGTCACACATTCCTGAAATAGGTGCTGTACTTGGGGCAAAGTGTGGAGAGATAAACGG